AAAAAAAACAAAAAAGAAAAGGAGTAAGTAATGCCAAAAGGAAAAGGAACTTATGGTTCTAAAGTAGGTAGACCACCTAAAAAAAACAAAAAGAAAATGGATAAGAAAAAGAAAAAGAAATGAGTCAACCAGCCTCTAATCCGTTTGTAGAGTTTTTAAAAAAATATAAAGATAATCCTGTTTTGTTTTGCCAGAACGTCTTAGGTGTTGAGCCTGACGAATGGCAAAAAGAATTGATGCAAGCTATCGCTGATGGTGAAAGAAAAATATCAGTACGTTCAGCTCATGGAGTCGGTAAATCTTCCGTAGCTTCATGGATAATGTTACACACTTTGCTAACCAATTATGACTGTAAGGTTATTGTTACTGCTCCAACCAGCTCACAACTTTTTGATGCTCTCTTTGCAGAGCTATCACGTTGGATAAAAGAAATGCCACAGAGCTTACAAGATTTGGTTGATGTTAAATCAGATAGGGTTGTTTTAAAAGCTAGACCGAATGAAGTATTTATATCAGCCAGAACTTCTAGGAGAGAGACCCCAGAAGCCTTAGCAGGGGTGCATTCAACTGGTAAGGTAATGTTAGTCGTTGACGAAGCGTCTGGTGTTCCAGAGGAAGTATTTGAAAGTGCAGCTGGCTCTATGTCTGGCGATAATGTGCATACAATTTTATTAGGTAATCCAACTAGAAATTCTGGGCTGTTTTATGATACTCACCATAGGCTATCTGGTTCATGGAACACCTTCCATATTTCAGCCTATGATAGCCCAAGAGTTTCAAAAGAATTTATAGAGGAAATGGCTTTAAGATATGGTGAAGATAGCCCAGCCTTTTCAGTTAGAGTTAAAGGTGAGTTTGCAGAGGAAGCGGATGATGGAGTTATATCTATAGGGCTTGTTAGTTCAGCCATCAATAGAGACGTTCCAATAGATAATACTCAAGATACTTACTGGGCTTTAGACGTTGCCAGACATGGTGATGATAGTTCAGTTTTAGTTAAGCGTAGAGGTAATGTTATCTTTGATATAAAAACATTTAAGAAGCTAAACTTAATGGAATTAACTGGGCGTATAAATGCTGAGAATGATAGTACAGAGCCACATTTACGCCCTGTTGAGATTTATGTCGATAGTATAGGAATGGGGTTCGGAGTCATAGATGCTCTCAATATGGTTGGTAGAATCAACGCAATAGGAATCAATGTTGCTGAGACTGCTAGTATGTCTGGAACGTATATGAATCTTAGAGCTGAATTATGGTTTAAATTTAAAGCGTTCTTAGAGGAGGGCTTATGTAAGATTCCAAACCATGAAGGAATGATAGCTGACCTTGTATCTCCTAAGTATAAATTTACTGCTGGAGGAAAGATACAGCTTGAGAGTAAGGAACAAATTAAAAAGAGACTAGGTAGGTCTCCAGATGTTGCTGACGCTCTGGTACTTCTTATGGCTGGTGATTTAATAGCGGTAAAAAAGAGTTCTGGTTGGCAAAGAAATTGGAAAGAGCCTTTAATTCGTTCCGTAAAAGGTGTAGTATAAAGAAAAAATATTTTCCTAGTTAATTCTTAATCTCTAATCCATCTTCTTTCCCAAGAGATTTTGTTTTTAACTAGGTTTTTTTTCGACAAAAAAATAAGGACAACTTGCGTTGCCCTTATCCTAACTAAAAATGATATTAACACTATGAAATATTAACTCTCTAAATCTAGTTTATTTTATCCTCTGAGTCAACATTATTATCCGCATCTATTTTTAATTTTATAGTTGATAGAATTATAGACTGTAACACCAGTAATGATTTTTTTTCTGGGAACGTAAGCATCATAGATTTAAACAAGTTATCCAGAGAATACGTTATAAATAATTGAGCTTCGGCTTCACCCATAGCTTCGTACTTTTCGTCTAATGCCATCCAATCTTTTTGTATTTCTTCTTGTAGTTTATCCGTCATTTATCCATCCTCTTTTTTAATCGTGTTGTTAGCTTGTTAATAACTTTTTTAGTATCGTTACTATGCTCAGAGCCAGAAGGTGATACCATCTTCCTCTGCTCTCTCTTGAAATATTCTAATAACACTAAGGCATCATCATCTTTTAGGCTTAGATTAATTGCCATGAAACCAGCCCTCTCTATCAGCTCTATCGTCTATCTCTTTAACCCTTTCTTGTTGGTATTGTTTAAAGCCTTGAGTATCTAAAAATAATCTCCTTCTCCTGTTCGTCTCATATTCAAACCAATCAAAACCACCGCCAGAATGTTTCTTATATAACCTTCTCTCCATCTCGTGAAACTTCTCCATCTTAAACCTCTTGTTTTATAGTTAAATTTTCTTCGTAATCTCTTATAGCTTCCTCGTTCATAATCAATCTAGCTATCGTGTTATGACTGGCTGGTGTTAAATCCTCTCCAAACCTCTCAATACACTCAGACTGAATACGCCTTGATGAAACCTTACCTCTCATGCTGTAAATAAATTTAAAGACTTCATCTCTCCAGACTTCCTTGACAATGGTTGATGCCTTACCCTCACCAACTCTCTTGTAACCCCAGTTAGGCTTGCCACCTATATAGCCTTTTACTTCCTCGTCTAGGTGATACAATCCACGCTTTGAATCCTTACCTCTCCTGACGTTCTTTTTAATCTGGCTTGCCATGTACTCAGAAAAAACAGCGGTCATAGATACCTCTAGTTTCTTTTGTGCATTGACCCCTAAAGTAATGTTACCAGTATTAGCACAAAAGATATTTATACCCTTAGTTTTACAGTCGTATAAAAAACTTTCTAAGACTCTGTTATCCCTTGCCAACCTATCAACACTAGAAATAAAAATACAATCTCCTTCGTCTAATGTGTTTAGGTTTTTGCCTTGCGGTCTATCTTTAAATTCACTCAACCCAGATACACCTATGTCCGAAATATCCTCAGTAATTCTTAGCCCTTCTGGCAGCTCCTGTTTATCCTGTAAAACTAACAGCGTATGGTTGTTAATCTCCTGTTGAGTCTTAGGACTTTGGTTGTCTGCTTGAGACTCACTACTCACCCTTATATAACTAATTAATCTCATGGTTCTGCTCCTTCTCTTGCTTCCATTCTAACTTGAGCTGGTCTATCCATTTTTGATAGCCAGATAACTTACCTTGATATAAATATTTTAACCGCATGATTCCCTCTGGTCATTGTATAATTCACTTCCATTAATTTTAGCAATACTAGGGTCAACTAAAAATATCTCATGCTCATTCCTATCATTGCAATAATAAAAATTATCATCACCAGATATAGTTGCTTCATATATTTTAACATTAGGGTTTTTTAAATGAAGCTCTCTTAATATAAGAGGGTTACTCCATCTACTAGCAAAAAACTTAGCGACATTTTTATTAACTGTCCATGAATGACCATGACTATAAGCGTCATCATGGTCAATCTCTGCTCTCCAAATTGTAATTGCTTCTGAGGCTTTTAATTTAATATATTCAGAGCATTTATCAAGACTTTGTACTTGTGATTTATACAGTTTTGAAAATCTATCAATATCAATTTTATGTATCTTACAATACTCAACAAATAATCTATGACCGCCAAACTCCGCATCACTATGCAAGTTCCAAAGTTTATTTAAAAATTTTGTTTGTTCTTCAAAATTATCCATTTGCATAAACTTATACATTATATCTGTTTTATTTATTTTGTTTTTACTCATTATTTAGTCTCCGATCTATTTTAGTTTTTGTAGCTTCCAATAATCTATCAAAAGCATTTGCTTCTACTTCTCCAGAATGATTTATTAAATTGCCCTTGTTTAGTAGAGACAAGAGCAATAATAAATCGCTTTTATTCACAATAGTTTTGTTACAGTTCATGTTGAATCTCCTTTCCTATAACTAAGGATAATTGATTCGTGTTCACTTGTCCAAACCTATTGACCAATGTTATTTTACTCCCTCAATTAACATAGTTTTTTCAGCATCATTCTTGCCATGAACTAACTCCCAGATAATTTCTTCTAGGTGGTCTGGCTCGTTTAGTGTTGAAAATAATTTATTAAAATCTTCCTTATCGTCAAAATGGTTAACGCCAAGAGAATTGCTATAAGAAAAACCATCAAGCCTTAACTTGTCATCACCTTGATAATCAACTTGAAAAGCTATCTCCTTATCAACCAAAACCCAGCAAGTAAAACCCTCAGTAAAACCATCTCTAACATCATGTAAGTTGACGTTATTAACTGTTACCTCGATAGGGTCTTTTCCTTTGTAGCTGTAACTTTTATATGTATTCATAGTATCTTCCTTTTTTAGTTAGACTTTATTGTCTAGGACTAGGGAAAATAAATCCCCTAGTTTCGGTTACTTAAACCTCATCAGCTAGACTGACATCAAAAAACATTTTTAATTTTTTAGAATGAAATAAACAAAAAGTTTCTTTGCACGCTTCGTAAAGAGAATCAATCTCCTCTTTAATTTCTTCTAAGGTTGGATAAAATTTAATACTTGAATAGTAAATTTTACCTTCCTCATCTCTTTCAAGTTTACTATTGCCATAAGTGTTAGGGTGTATTTCTATTTCATAACTAACACTTCTATTGCTAAAATAAGAATCATAGTTATCATTATTTTTTGGGTTAAATCTAATATACCAGCGACCTTGCCAATAATTAATTAGGTCTTGTATGTCTTTATGGTCTCTAATCCCAGCATATTCATGGTAAAGCATAGCATCCGAGCCATCATGGTTCTCGCTCACAAAGGCATCACAAATCTCAAAACCTTTGTATTTATAATGACCCTTATCTATTTTTTCTAATTTATTATTCATAGTATCTTCCTTTTTTAGTTAGACTTTATTGTCTAGGACTAGGGAAAATAAATCCCCTAGTTTCGGTTACTTAAACCTCATCAGCTAGACTGTAAATTGTGTATTGTCCTCCATATTCAACATCATATTCAAAGTTATCTAATAGATTATCCCAGCCTTTTATTAAAGGGGTCTGGTAGCTATCATCTATATAATCCCAGAGCATACCATCACTAGCATTTAAGCCTATGTTGTTCTCCTTCTCATCAATCCAAGCTGAAAAATATTTATACTCTTTGTTGGTATTAAGATTCTTAGTTCCAATACTAACCAAATTATCCCTATAACCTTCTGGATGATAACTGTTAATGAGGGGTATTTCCTCACCAGCAGTACAAACCTTGCGACAAAATGTAGAAACTTTAGAAACTAAAATCTCAAAGGCTGGATATAATTCGTGGTTTTTATTTATATCTGAATGAAAAATCATTTACACATCCTCCCTAGTTAGAGCTTCTAAAATTAAAGCTAATTTTCTACGTCTTTCTAGCTCGTCATGGTCAAAGTCTCCAACCTCGATAGTTGCCGTAGCCATCCAGATTCCAAGAGCTATAACCCCTAGTGCTGTTAATCCAAATAATATATTTAATATAATCATAGTATCTTCCTTTTTAGTTAGACTTTATTGCCTAAGACTAGGGGAAATAAATCCCCTAGTTTCGGATATTGAATCCTCGTCAGTTAGGCTGATTTTTTGACATCCTCTTTTGGTTCTGGTTTAGCTATCTTGAGGCTGGTGTTATCCAGAAAGAATTGACTCGCCTTGCTGGCTTTATTCATAGCCTTGATGATGGTTCTAGGGTCGTCTTTTAAGGCATCATTCCAGCTTTTAATATAGCTTGTATGGTTGAGGGCTGGTGTTGGTTCTAGTCCAGTATGCGAAGCGATGAAGACGCTTGTGAGTTCTGCCACTAGCTCTTCAAACGCATAATTTTCGTTACCAAATTTATTGCCTAGCGGTCTATTTAATCTAGATTCGTGACCTGTTGAATGCCCTATCTCATGGAATAGAGTCGCAAAGTAATTTTGCTCGGCTGTAGCGTCATCAGTATCTATAAAATCGGCAAGGGCTGGCATACCTATAACATCCAAACCAGAGTTGTAATAAGGTGAACGATTGCCACCGATTCCAGTCATGCCTATATTTTGGCTGGTAAGGTATTCAGTCGATACTTTCTTACAAAGTTTATTTGTAAACTCAACCGATTTAACTGGTTTAGGTGCATAGCGTTCAGAATCACTAGCAAGGTTTTTATCCTTATCAGCAACTTGTGAAGCATTAAAAACATTGTAAACCTTGTAAACAAAGTATTTAAACTCTGATTTACCAGTCTCTACGTTGTCCTCAAAAACATATTTAGCAAAAATTACGGGTACGCTTTTTGAACCTTTTTGCACAAAGTAACCTTTACTTTTCCAGTTCTTAAAAGTACCCCAAACATTCGAGTCATAACCTAAACCAGAAGCCATTGACGATAGATGAAATTGATTCCATCCGTTGTAGATAGTGCCATCTTGATTTTGGGGTAAGTTACCTTGACCGCCTTTGCCAATATTCCAGCTCTTTGACCAATGACCAGATGAGTCGGAATTGATAGCGTCAATAATTGTTTGAGTCATATAGCGCTCAATTTCCTTTTTGACCGCTGCACCTTTTAAGCCTTTTATTTTTAGTTCGTTTTTCATAGTATATCCTTTAAAGTTGTTAATAAAATTTAGTTATGCCTAGTGTTATAATTATTAATAAATCATTGGTCAAGCGTTTATTTTCCAACAGCTGAACAATAAACAACCAAAACAGCCCAGACTGGCGGAGTTCAGCCATAATACAGCTAAAACTTTTTTTTCACTATTTTATTAATAAGATGTTTGCAGATGTTGCAAGCGAATCAAAATTTACACGTTTTGCAACATTTGACACAACCTGCAAACAAGTTCAGACTGGCTGAGTTCTGCGGTTTTATTCTCTGTTTGTGCAAAGATGTTGCAAGAATGGCAATTACAAGAGTGCAAACAATCTCTATATATCCTTTAAGGATATAGAGATGTTGCAACGTTTGCAGATGTTTTAATATTTGTTATTTGTGTCTATTTTATTTATGATTAGTTAATCAATTTAAAAAGGAATCGAATCAGATGGCTGGACAAAAAATAACAAGGCAACAGTTAAAACATATTAAGGATAATTACCCAGAAGAATCAGAGCTGGAGAATCTATTGTTTGAAGCTGTAATTAATGGAGCTTCATTTAGTAAGATTGTGAAGGGTCAAATTGAATCTTTGAAGGGCTTCACCAGAAAAGGCAAAGGCTCTTTAACTTGGGGGTTGTTTTATAAGTACCTTGAGACGCCCTCACAAGCCTTTCCTGACGGGAAGAGAGAAGCCCTTACACATGCTCGAGAGCAGTTTCAGATTACAGAAGGCTCAAGACTTAGCGGCGGAAACTGTTGAGATTGCCGACTCAACTGACCTTGACAATGAGTCTATCAATAAAAGTAAGCTAATGATTGACTCTCGCAAGTGGCTCGCTGGTTCTTACAATGCCCAATTTAAAGCTGGAACTGGTAACAATGTTCAAGTTAATATTTCAACGAATGATTTACATCTAGAAGCCTTAAAGAAAATTTAAACTGTTCATTTATTACAATGCTTGACCAATTACCAGCAATTATTACTGTAAAAGATGTATTAGCTTTTTGCTAAGTTATTGATTTAATTGATTTTTCTGAGCCAAGACCCCCCTTGTCTTGGTATATGTGGGGGTAGGGGTTACCAATTTCCAACCTACCAATCTAAAAAAAATTTGATAAACCCTAGCGAATATAGCAATATCTTGTATCTATACTAACCAACACCCCCTACATAATGTATATATACCTAGCAAAAAAAAATTTTTTGTTATAGAATAACCTTTTATAACGCTAAATGTAGCGACAAAAAGGAATCAACTATGGTTACTCGGTATGATGCTCAATATGACGTACATGACTTATTAGTCAAAAACCTAACCCCTAAAGAGACTAAAGTTAAAAACTCTAACCCTAAGAAATCTAAAAAAACAAAATCGGTTAAAACATAATGAAAGATATTTACGAAGCTAAAGACGTAGGCGATATGTATGGTGAGTCAGACTCAGAATTTTATGACGGCAACGAAAATGGAGAGCCTAGCAACGAAGATTTAACTGGAACAGTTAGCTCCGCTATAGATGATGCTGTTGATTTTATCGACAACACCATTTCGCCAATAAGAGCTACTGCCATTGAATATTATCAAGGGTTGCCATTTGGCAACGAAGAAGCTGGGCGAAGCCAAGTTGTTAGTAGAGATGTTCACGATACTATCGCTGATATTATGCCTAGTCTTATGCGTATCTTTTTCTCAACAGAGAATGTTGTTGATTTTGTACCTTTCGGCAAAGAAGATATTAAGAGTGCCGAACAAGCTACCGATTTTA